CGCTAGGGGGGCCATCTTGATGTTGTAGATTCAGAACGAATTGCAACGTTAGGAGTTTTTCATGAGACTGGTTTATCCTCGCGAACGTTACGAAGGTGGCGATAAGTTCGGCACTTTCGAGATGGTTCGTACGGGCGATAATCCTGGCACGTTCAACTATTATGTCGGATATTTTAAGGAGTGGAACGTCATTAAAGATGACCTTCCGCACCGATTTATCCGTGGCACACACCGTTATCCAAACGGTCCCTGTTACCATTTACATATAGTCAATCCGTGTCAGTATTTAAAGCCCTTTCATGGTTATGGAGGTACGAATTCTCCATCCATGATGCCCGTTTCTTTACGGGTACAGAGGATAATTGATCTCATGCCAGTCTTCCCTGATTCATTGCGTAGTCAACTGAATGAAGAAGCCTTTACAGACTTCTCCACTCAGTTTCCCGAGGAGATCTCCTTTTCGGAGTTCATCTTGGGCTTGAGGCAAATCGTGGATTTGTTACCACGAATTGAATCAAGTTTTACGCGAACTGCCGCTGGTGGCTATTTAAATAAGAAATTTGGTTGGGATAACCTAATTTCCGATTTAAAGGCCCTTTCTTCTATCTGTAAGACCGTTCAATCTCGTATTGAATGGCTTAAAAAGACTAGAGGAAAGCCGGTTAAGCTTGGTTTCCTCCGAAATAACTGCTACACGCCGATTTTGGCGAATAGTGTTTATTACGAGGAACCTCCTTATTACGGGGTGCGGTTAGGTCCAAAGGGCTATCGAGCTGATTACCGTGCTGGAGCACAATTACTCCAGTATATTGATTATCTCGATGACTCTATTGGCTTTATCAGGGCTTTCATAGGAGCTTTGGGTCTGAACAATCCGCTCAAAGTTGTGTGGGTAAATATGCCACTCAGCTTTGTGTTTGATTGGTTCTTTCAGATCTCGAAGCATCTTACCAGACTCGCTGCTGTTAAACCAGCAGAACAATGGGACGTGATGAACGTCACCAATACTCTGAAAGTTCGCTTTCAAGTTGATGTCTGGCAGGATAATCCGTACGCAGGGGAGAAATTCCTTCTGGGTACGGTTTCCTATGATAGTTATGACCGGGAAGTAGGACTTCCGGTTCCACTGGACGTTTATAATCCAGTGGGCCTTACTCCTAGTGAGCTGACGCTCCTTATAGCGATGGTTTTTACCCATCGCTAAAAGTCGTCGACAATGAGGTGCTAAAGCCTATGCTAGCGCAAACACTTACACTCGATGATGCCAGTGGCGACGAGACCAGTTACATCTTGGTTTCCCAAGATTCTAACGGGACTCGCCGAATCCACGACATCGATTCCTTGGCCGAGCCTGGTACTTTAGTGATAAAGCACTCGGTAAACGGCTCTGGAATGGACGCTGTGGATCGACACTTGGTCCAGTTTACCCGGACCTTGTTGTCGACTGGCAAGCCACGGACAGCGGTCGTCAATTTGACGCTCTCTGTACCCCGTGACACTGTAATCACATCAGGTATTGTGATTGACATGGTTGCAAACCTTGTCGATCTCATTGCTGATGGCGGTTTCACAACCGCCGGCTTTGCCGCGATTACAACACTTACAGCCCTTCTCCGTGGAGAATCCTAATTGCAGAGAACGGGGTTCTCTACGGTCGGATTGTATTTGAGGGTGTAGCAAGTTTGCTGCGCTAGCTGGGTTTGGCTTTGGAGACCTAGCCATGCAAATGGTAAGTCAGAATAGCCAAATCGGCTTTTATGCCGAACTCGTTTGTCGGCTGATCAGATGCGATCCGCTGAATCTTACTACATCGAAACACCTTGAACGCGATATCGACACTGTTATGTGTCGCGTCGCGAACGAGGGGCTTTCATTCCTTACCAAGACTCTACCTTTATTGGGAAAAGCCTTGGATTCTGGATTGTCTAGCTCTCGTTTCACTCGGCCAATGGAGTTCAAAACCTCCAGTAACCGCGGGAGTACACCTGCTTTTATGCAAGCTTACTTCAAACGAGTATTCGATGCTAGTGGGAATCTCCTGGACGATACAGATCCTCTTGTTATAAAACACTTGAGGCAAGTCTGTTTCTTCTGCTATAAACTTGAGACTGTTTATCAGCCCGATCAAATCGCGTCTGTAATAGACGGTTTTGTTCGAACTGACGCGCAACTCGAGTTTGCGGATGAGGGTGAGACGTCGTTCATTTTGAACGCCGGATCTTACATCATCCGTAATATCTTTTCGGGTTTTGACCCGAAGGATATTATGCCGAGGCACGGCCCAGGAGCGGTGGCCACTGGTGAATCCCTCGATCAAAAGTTTACTTTTAGTAGACTTTACTCGGGGATACATCAGTGTTACCCCTACTACGATTATTTCATCGTAGGAGGCGGTACTGAGTTGGTAGATCGATTGGAATGGTACAAATCCCTCACACGCCTGGATCAAGGGTGTGCTAAGGTTGTGCTCGTCCCAAAAGATTCGCGCGGTCCTCGTCTCATCAGTGAAGAACCCCTTGAATTTCAATGGGTCCAGCAAGGATTGGGACGGAAGATGATGGCTCATTTGGAATCCTTTTGGATGACAAAGGGGCACGTCAACTTCACAGACCAGAGTATCAATCAAAGGTTAGCATTATCGAGTTCAATTGATAATGCTTATTCAACGATTGATATGAAGGACGCGTCGGACCGGGTCTCCCTCAAGCTGGTTAGGCGCATGTTTGAACATGTGCCAGAACTACTGGCTTGTTTGGAAGGCTGCCGCACGACATCCACGCTTCTGCCAAGTGGCAGAGTAGTCACCTTAAATAAGTATGCTCCAATGGGATCAGCATTATGCTTTCCAGTGGAGTCAATTATTTTCTGGTGTCTTATCGTGGCTGCTATAAGTCGAGAGACTTCTCAGCCTCCGTCGTTAGTCGGAAAGGAGGTATATGTTTACGGAGACGATATTATCGTGCCTCGTACACATGCACTTCTCGCAGTGCACGCCCTCGAAAGATTTTCCTTATCGGTTAATCTTTCTAAGTGCATGCTCACTGGGCCTTTTCGCGAATCATGCGGTGTTGACGCCTTCAAAGGCGTTGACGTCTCTCCTTCGCGTCTTAGGAAACAGTGGACTGATCGACCTGGAGATGGTTCTGCCTACGCCAGCTACGTATCTTTGGCGAATTTCCTTTCGCACAAAGGTTATAGTTTGTGTAGCGATTGCATATGGGATAGGCTCGAGCGATGTTATGGGGTACTACCCTATGGCACCAGTTTGTCTCCTTTTCCATGTAAGATTGTGAACGACCCTTTGAGAGCTACGGTGAACAATCGTAGAACTCACAAGTGGCGTTACAACAGAAGCTACCAGCGACTCGAGTTTTACGTGAATAGATTATCATCTAAACGCGTAGTATCCCAACTCGATGGCTGGCCTCGTCTTACCAAGGATTTATTCCAAGGTATTGGCGAGGATCCATCTCATGTGGTTTTGCCTCGTTCCACACAAATGAAACGAGGTTGGATGTCGGTTTATTGATCCAATAAACCGATAGTATGGGGGATAC